AAGTTAACATCGCTAAAGAAATTAGCGGTGAAGAACTTTCTACTTGGATTTAATTTTTATTTGTTTTGGTTTTTCAGCTTCAGGTATATCCCTGTGATATGCCACTTTTAAAAGACCATCCTTTAGCTCCGCTCCATTAACTTTAATATGTTCATGAAGTCTGAAACTTTTTTGGAAAGTTCTATCCGATATTCCTTTGTGATAAAAATTTTCTGATGTTTTTTCTTTACACCCATAAACGTATAAAGTTTGATCTTTAACCTCAACCTTCAGATCTTTCTCAGTGAACCCAGCTACAGCAAATTCAATGACACCTAAGTCATCCTTTTCTTTAATGTTGTATGGGGGATAAGTGGAGACTCTTTTGAAACCATCAAAAAAGTTGTCGTGAAAACCAAGAAAATAGTTTTTAAGTATTCTTATATCATCATTAAGCATACCAATTTCTCGTGAATTTGTAATCATAATTTACTCCTATTTAAAGCAAGTTTGTAGGACCCATTATGGCATCCTATATGTATTATATAATACTTTCGTTGTATAAATCAAGCTTTTTCATAAAAGCATCGGAAGCACGTGTAAATTTTTCACCGGTTAATTCAAAGCGTTGAAAGGTTAAATCACGTGAACACATAAGAACTACACCCTGGTCTATTTCAGTATTAAATATAGCATTGTGGGCCGCGGCGTACGCTGCAAGCTGCATGAGATAGTCTTGTACCCATTCACGTTTCTTTGGTCTATTTGTTTGTTTAAAATCCATGATAGCTGGTCTACCTTTATATACACCAATCATATCTGCTGTTCCTGCATACTTCCCAGGATTATATAAATGTACTTCTGATCCCCATATTTCGGTAATGTCACTAAACGCTTCATCTATTATCTTTTGCGCCATTTTTTCTGCTTGTATACCTATTTTTGTAAGATCTTTGTATTTATCTCCGTTCACAAAACGTTCTATATATAGGTGGAGCGCGGTTCCAATCTGACCAGCACTCTTAATGATTTCCTCAGCTTTTTTTTCTCCTACCTTAGCACGCCATTGCTTTAAAAACGTTTTATCTTTCGTTTTAGATAGTACAGTTGTAACTGAGGGTAGAGACTCACCATCCGGTGTTAGATATAATCTAGAGTCACCATCTTGACGTTTTAGTTCTGCGTAATTATATTTCTTAATTATTTGCACGTAGTATTATACCACAAAAACTTATTAAAGGGAAGTAATTCCACCTTTATTATAAAGTCTCAAATCTCCTTTATGCTGTTTTAAAACTTGTCGTATATAATCAAGCATAGAAGTTTGTTTAAATTCTGGTCTCATTCTCATTCTAGCAATAATAGAAGGAATTAATGAAACTTTATCGTCCAAAGTTCCAGGAGGTAAATTAACTTCAGGACCTATACTATAATTTCTTACCTCATTAACTTTCATTAAATCATCTGTTGAGCCAGTGAATTTACCACGACGAATAACACCTAAATTATCTTGAGGTTTATAACTTGCACCAAGTCTTACTCTGTTAAAAGGAGCACCTTCTGCATAATCCATTGCTTTCATAATTTGATTACTCCAGTATCCTCCTGGCTGTGAATCAAAACCATGCAACATTCCTGTTTTTAATGACTCAGTAGGGACATTACTTTCTCCCCTCCATAAATTTACGTTTAAAGGTTTCTTTCGATTTGACCAACTTACAAAATGAGGAATTGGATTTTCTATTCTACCAGATCCTCCAGGTGAACCTGGCGCTTCAAATTCTTTATAATTTTTTAAATCTCTTCTTCGTGTAAGAAGATCAATTATACCTTGATTTTTTTTCTTTAGCTGTCTTTTAGCTAATGCTTTTAAAATACCAGCTAACATTACTCACCAAATAGTTTTTTATATTCTTTTGTAAGGTATTTATTTATTGCTGATTCTGTGTATGGTTTACGTCTTATTCTTGCAAGTTCAACCATTGCTCTTTCATATTCTGTTAGTTCTGCACGCTGCGCTTGTTGAATAAAATCATCAAGAAATCCTTGTGACCATTTACCTTCACCACCAGTCTCACGGTACCAATCACTCATCATCTTTGCTTCTTCTGGCTTAGCACGTGAATAGTCAGCAACCTTTTTCATTTTAACTGGGTCATTTCCTACTTTACCTCGTGCGTATTTCATAAACATCCCAGGATAAGGATCAAGCCATCTATCGGATCCTTTTGCTAATCCTTCTGCTATTGCCATACGTGATGATTCAGTAGGACCAGCGTACGGTAATCCTTTTGCTTTTAAATTTTTTACTTGTCTTTCTTCTGGATATTTTTGTATTATTTTAAGGACACGACGCATCGCATCTTTTCCATAACGTTTACCAATAGCTGCCAGTATGCCGTACATTATCCACAATCCTTCATGTGTTGTGCCATTTCCTTGGCACGGTTTGGAGTCTGTTTTGCCCAACGTGAGTCAAGCATTTGAACAGACGCTTCAGCGTAATCGGGTGGATCTTGCTGAAGGGCCTGCCACATTTTCCTGAACTTGGAAACTCCGTTCCCCCCAAGCTGGAAAATCATTTCAATTATTATAATTTTTGCATCGTCTGAAATCTTTAAACCTTCACATTTTTTATCTGCCTGGTCAATTGCAGACTGTAAATCTTTTTGTAGTATATCCATTAAGAATTTTTCTTCATACTCTTTCCCGTCTTCCCAAAAATCTTCTACACACAGATGGCCGACGCCCACCGTTCTTTTATTTAGGGTATCTAAGTATACCTTGTTTCTGTATCCTTCGTGTTTTTTTACTGATTCTAATAATTTATCAAAAGTTTCTTTTTGCATTATAACCTATCCAATTTTTTATTTATGTTTTTAACCTCTGCCTCTATGACAGCGATTCTTGATTCTATTTTTGTAAATAGTTGTATGGCTTGTTCCATACGGTCCATGTCTTTTTCCATTGCACTAACACGTTGTGATGTCATTCCCCATGTTACACCAAGGGCCAAGATTATTCCAACTATCCAAACTGTATCTCTTAAACTCATTATAATACGCTCAATATTCCACCACCCTTAGCACTTTTAGTGAAAGGGTTGTCGTTCATTTGTGATTGGGGAGCGTTATACTTTCCTTGATTATTCATCACTGGATTTAATTGCATCAATCCACCTTCTGCTGCGTATTGTGGCTGTCCTGCATTATATGCAAGTGCCGCATCAGTATCACCAGTATATAAAGCTTGCGCTGCTGCTGTATTCATAACATTACTTCCTGTAAGGGACGATCCTGTTAATCTATTGGATGATAACTCATCTCCTGGTATTAAATCTACAGCCTCATCTGCAAAGCCATTCTTGTTAGGTGGGTTAAGATATTTATCAATCATTTCAGGTCCTGTTGGTTCTATGGCATCCAATCCTTCAAGAACATTTGCACCACCTTTCATAATCATATCTTTCACACCTTCTGTTGCTTGTTTAATTTCATTCGGAGCGCTTTGTATTTTTTGAGTATTATCAAAGTAACGTTGTTCACCTTCCAGTTCTGCTAATTCTTTATCAAAGTCTTGCCATTCTTCTGGAAACATACGTACTAGTTTTGTAAAATTTAATAATCGTAATGCTTCTGGTAATGTATCATCAATTGTATTCATATACACACGCATTGAAACTGGGTTAGTTAATACCCCGGCCATGTACCTCGCACCCCATGCAAGTGCTGCTGATTTTACCCAACCAGGAAATAAAACACCAGCTGCCGCTGCACCAACTGTTTTTGTTTGTATCCCTAATGCACCTGAAGGAAGAGATGATCTAATTGTATTTCGAACACCACTCATAACTGCACGACGTTGCATGAATGTACTAATTTCTGGTATACCATTCTTCGCTGCTGATTCCATAAGTGTAGTAAAATCTTCAAACATTTTATGTGTCGGAAGACGATCCGCAACTGTCTTTGTTAATCCTTCGCCAACTTCTATTCCAGCATCCGCTAATGATCTATTATATAGATCATCAATAAATGTTTTTTCTACACCAGCTTCATCAATATATTTTGTCGCTGTAATTGTTTCACCAGGAAGCGCTGATTTGAAAAAAGATCCAGTTGTTTTACCAGCTTTTCCTAATCCAAGTGCCTTTCTGAACATGTTTGCATCAAAAAATTCAGCACCTTCTTTACTTATAATTGAATCATTAAATGAATTGGCAATGTGTACACCTAATCCTTTGTTGTATGCTTTTGCACCAACAATATTTTTAAGTGCTTTAATATTAAGTTCTGCTAATGCAGGGTCTTTTTGTGCCACATCAACAAGTGTTTTCCACAGACTATGTGATGCACGCACAGGATCATTTGCTACTTGTAAATTAAATCCATAACGTTTTACTTTACCAACAGCTTGTCCAACATCTGTTCCCCAGATAAGCATGCCGTTGCTAACAAAATCTTCATAATCTTTCCATAATCTAAATACTTCTGGTGCACCGTCCTTTGATAGACTTGCAATATCTGTCTCCCACGCACGAATAACATTCGATAAATCATCTGATACATTTCCGTACATACCTTTCTCTAGATTTCCACGCATCGCATCAATCTGCCCACGTAGACCATACATTTGTTTAATTGTTCTTGCACCACTTGATGTATTTAAAACCTGATTTTTTAAAAAATTAATAAGGGGTGCTGGAACTGATGATGCAACTTTTGATGCTACAGCATCTCCGTACCCTGATGTATCTTTTAATCCTGTTTGTAGTGTATCATCATAGAACTGCACGATTTTCTTTGCTGTATCTACTAATGTTTTATCATTAACAACAGCGCCATATTCATCTGCAGCACTTAGTAATGCTTTTTCTTTTGCTTTTGCTACATCAGAAAATCCTTTTAAAGATTTCCTTGATAATTTTGTAAAGTCAACGCCCATTTCTTTTGCACCTTGGTATGGTGCTAGTCTTCCAAGAAGATTTTCACCAATATCCATTAGGTCATCCATCTTTCTTGCAATGTTTTTATAGGCAAGTGTTCCAAGGAATGGTGCACGTCCAAATACTTTCATTAAACCTGCAAGCATAGGTGAACCAATCTCATGTCGTCTTATGTTTGTCCCTGCAACTTCATCAAGTGAAGGAAAGAATCGTGATTGTTTGTACTCACTTGGACCAAGCCAATTGAATAATCTACCTTTAGTTAAACTTGTCATTGCTTCATTAACCTTAGGAATCATTCCTAAAACTGGTGCACGAAGAACAGCTTTTTCGCCAGTAGTAGGATTAACACCTAGTTCTTTATACAATCGTTGTTCAGCATTCATAATTTCTTCACCACCAGTTACACCTTTACCAGCTGGTTGTTTAAACATTCTGAATACACCTGAACCTATAGTTTTTCTTAATCCATAATACGCTGGTCTTGCACCAAAGAAAACTGTACCTATTGCACCATCAAGTGCCATTTCTTTTGCTGTATTTTTAAGTCTTGTTGCTTGATCAGGTCGATTAATTCCTTCTGCCCCAAATGTTAAGTTTTCTGGAATTGCTTTTGATATTAATTTTAATTGTTGACTATCACTTTTTGATAACCAGTTTTTTGCTCTTCCGGCACTAGACATAATATCTAACATTGCTTCGTAGCCATAATCCATAGCGCCAACACCAGCCATGCCACCTAGTACAGCACCAGCAGCTCTTCCCATCCAGCCACCTTTTGCAGTACGTGCGCCTTTGCCGGCGCCAGCTAAAAATCTTTTAGTCCAATGCTTCTGTCCGTATTTCCATCCTTTTAAAGATCCACCGACACTACCTGCAATATTCATCCCTGTTCCTATAACAGGATAAGGGTCAGGTGTTGATGTCCATGTTCCAGATGCATCATAGTTTGAATAAGCTGACTGACCAAGACCTTTTAAATCTTGTTCTGTAAGATTAGATGCATGAAGAATTTCTTTTCTCATCTGATCTACTTTACGCAAGTGTTCTATATCACCAGTCTCCTGGTATTTATCAACTCCTGCTTTTGTTAATATATTAATTTTATCATGAACACTATCACGCTTTGCTCTATTAAGACGCATGTTATTCATTTCAACAGAACGTGCATGACGATCTGCATCTGACATTAACCAATAATTATCTTTTCCAAATAAATTTTTACCTTTCCATTTTGGTGTAAGAATATTTCCTACAGTTTGAAAAGGTGCCATAATTGGATCTGCAATCCATTTCTTTTGAAACTTTCTGCCTTCTTCTATAATTCTACCGGATTCTGTTTGTGGAATACCGCCTTCAGTCTCGCCAGTTATATTTACATCTTTTGGTCCAGTTGGCTCTTCAGCTCTCCATTTAAAAAAACTACCTTCTCCTGGTGAAGTATTTTCAAATAGATCTTCTTCGTATTCTTTATATGTTTTAGTCATTATTCAAATTCCTCAATGTCAATGTCCCATTCATTAGACCATTTTTCTAAAACTGAATTTACCGATGACATATCTTCACTGTAATCTTGTGCTAAGTTTCCACCAACATTGTGTTTCCATTTAACATAAGAAGTTCCACCTGGTACATCTGGCCACATAGAATAATTAGCTGGGTCACGATTTCTTAAATCATAATAAGCATTTTCAAAGTCACCATAATTTGCAAAAGCAAACTCATCTGGTGCCCATTTTAAACCCATTCTTTGAGCTTTTTCTTTATCATTAGTAAATCCAGCAGACTCCATTGCACGAACCATGTTGCCATGTAATTGTGTATAGATTTTCATGTAATTATTAATTACTTGTTTTGGTGAGTTGGAACGTCCAAGGAAACCTGTTAGTGATGTATCCTCAAATGATCTTCGAAGAACGTCTGCTAACATACGACCAGTTGGCTGTCTATCTCTTGCCAACATTAATCCAAGTGTTGTTTCAAATGTTTCAAGTGCACTTCTTCGTGGATCAAGTAGAATTTTTTCTAATGAATCTTTAGTAAAGTATATTTTTTTAGCACCAGCTTCTGAAATAATATCACCTTCAATATCAAATTGAACTTCATTTTGTCCATATTTATTTTTCTTATCAATAAATACAGGAATTGTTTGACCACCCCATTCAATGGTTGCATTACTTTCGTAAACACTAAAGTCACCAAACTCATCGTTGATAATATCTTTAACCATTTTTTCATAACGTGGTCTAAACTCACCATCTTGTGCAGCTTGTTCAATTAGTTCTGCAAGAGGACCTAGTTTTCTACCTAACTCACCTTGAGCACCAATTAGATGTTGGTTATTAATAATTGTTGGCATAACAACCTCTGCCAATTCTTTCAATCCACGTTGAACATACTTACCATATTTTAATTGATCAGCTTGTGATGCGTCTGTTGGCATTACTGCCCCACCACCACTTGAGACCATACTTAATGCATCTGCACCTTCACCAGCTTCCACAAAGTTAAATGCGTCATATCCTAATTCATTATTTAAACCATAATAGTATGTTTCTTCTGGACTATTTCTTCTTACTTGTCTTATTTTTGTCGGTGGTCCTGCGGGAATAAAATTATCATTTTCATCACGCATAAATGTTCCATTAGGATTTTGTTTATAATTATTTTTATAAACCCATACATAAGGTCCACTTGTTTTATTATTTTCGAGCTCATCAAAATATAATTCCATCGCAGACGCTGTTAATTCACGGTCTGCTTTTGCTTTTTCTGCTCCCATTTGAAATAGCATTGGTGCAGTCTGAGCTGCTGCTTGTCCTACTACTTCAAAAAATCCATTAACACCAGGTTCACGTGTTTTACCAGCCATAAGTGCAGCACCTAGTTGCATAAGCATAGCAGATTGTTGCATCTTATCACCTTGTGCACTTTGTCCTAATACTTCACGCATAACATCCTTGTATTTATTAATACGAGAAATGCTATCGTTGTCTATGGATAAATTTTCATCATTTGCAGCAACTGATGCTTCATCATTATCTGCATCACTAGCACCAGATTGATTTTCTTCAAATTTTTCTGTATCACTAGTGTAATCTTTATTTTCTGAATTATTAACATCAGATACAATTTTATTTTCTATCTTGTTAGATTTTTTTTCTGGTCTTATAAGATTTACTGGCATATCCACAGGCGCTACTTGATCGACAGGTGAAATTGGTTCGTATGTTTTTGATGGGTATAAAGCTTCTTGTCCTAGTATACCACCTTCAATAGTTGCACCCCAACCAAGCATAGATTTTAATTTACCTTGATTGCCTGCTAAAATGTCTATGTAATTTCTATATATCGGAGCAGCATGTTTGGCTCCTGTAAATAAAGCACGATCCCAGATTCCCACGTTAGCCTCCTGCGGCGTTCTGATAACCTTGATACATGCCGAGTCCCATAATTCCTCCACCTAAAACTTGTGATAGTGGATTAGTCATAGGCGATGTTCCCATCGTCGTAGCCATCTGTGTGGATGGAACTTTACTATAAATGTCAGAAACAAATCCTAAACGTTGATATGGTTCAGCAGCTTGTTGTATTGACTGCCTGTATGATGAATCAAGTAATTGTTGCTGACGCTGTTGTTGAACAGAACCAGCAGCCATTGATGATGCCACATCTTGTTGTATTTGTTGTTGAGCTTGTTGTCCCAATCCTGCAGACGCTTGACCTGCAGACGCATATCGAGCCATCTGATTTTCAAAATCCCCCCGTGCGGCTTGTTGTGCTTGTTGATAGTTAGCAGCTTGTGCTTGTCCAACTGCTTGTGCTTGTTGTGTGCCAAGTTCTGCTCTTTGTATTCCTTCACGTTCTGTACCAAAAGCACCAGTTTGTGTTGCTTGCGCTGCTGCTTGGTTTTGTAATTTTGCGTATTGATCTTCTATTCCTTGTATAACATGACTTTGGTATGGATTCATGTAGTCTTGGTATCTTGTCTGACCTGCTGTTTGACCCGTTGGATCATATTGTTGTGTTGATTGTGTAACATAATTTCCTGCAGCTCCTAAATAAGGTGCAAATGTACCAAGTCCTTGTTGAGCCATGGTAAATGCTTGTGTTTGCATTGGATCAAATCCAGCAACTTGTTGTGTAGGAATAGTCTGTGGTGTTTGGCTTGCGTACTTAGACGCTTCGTCCATTAACGCTAATCGACGTGCTTCCATTTGTGGTGCTTCACGTTGAAACTGTGTTCCAAACGTTGTTCCACTAGGTGCATCTGTCTGATACCCTTTACCCCAAAGATCACTCATATTTTAAACCTCTTATATACTTTTGATGTTGCACTCATGCCAAGCTTCTTGGCAAAAGCATCAAACTTATTTATTTTATCATGTGCTGATGGTGCAAAAACAATTTCTGTAGCGTCATTCATTTGAGCCCATTTAATAAAATTTTCCATCATCATCAATCCTGTTTTTCCTCCGCGTTTCTCTGGTACTACATACAGTTCCAAGTTCTTCGCAATTTTTTGTTTTCCAATGGCATACTCACCGATGTCACTGATTAAAAAACCAATTGGTTCACCATCATCTTCTGCGATAATTGCAAAGCCATCTGGCTTATTAAGTGCGAGGTAAAAATAATTTTTTACTTTTTCCTCGTTAAATTCAACTCCCTTTTCCTCCAGGTAAGATTCCTTATACATATCTTTCGATGCTTTCAGAATCCAAAAGAGATCTTTCTCCTCGAAAAATCTCCAATCCATTTATCTATGCCATTCCCTCCGCTGCTGTTTGTGATTGTGGATCAAGTTGGTTCATTAGAGAATACATTCTTTGTGCACCTGCTTGTCTATCACCACCACCAAAGTTTTCAACAGCTTTTGCCGTCATAACAAACTCACCGTCTGATACTTTAGCGTTAATTGAATCAGATGTACCAGTTCCTGGTCCACTGATTGCGCCTCCAGTAGGTAACTCCATAATTCCACCTTGGTTTGCATATTTCCAATCTAAACCAGGTGGTGTATTATCATACCATGGGTTAGTCATTTCCCCTGTAATTTGACTTGGGTCAACACCATACATCCATGCTAATTGTTGTATTCTTTGTTTTCTTTTTCTATCCCACATCTGTGCGTCGGTTTCTCTTGCGCCATACACACCTGCCATTTGTGGGACAAGAGTATTTAATATATCAAATTTTGATTTTGGAAGAAATGCAGCCAAACCTGTTGCATCTTTTGCATTCATCGCTGCTAATTCAGTTGGGCTTTTCATAAAGTAATTTAAATCCATTACTTGACTTGGATCTGCTTCCCATCCTTTTTTTAATGCTGTTTGAAAAGCATTTGATGATACATCTGAGCCACCAAATCCACCTTCTCTTGCTAATCTCCATTTATCAATTTCATTTAATTCACTCATAGGATTTCTTGCTTTTCCTAAAAGAACATCCCACATACTTGTATCTTTTGGCATACCTTTAGCATTCGCCATTGTATATGCTTCTGATCCTAAGAAAGGAAGTGTGGATAATGCACCCCACAGCGCTGCTTTTTCTGGATTACGTGCACGCATTAATTTTGCAATACCATAACTTGTTGCAGCATTTGTTAGTGGTTTAGAAATTAATGGTTTCGCCCAGAGGGATTTTAATAATCCCATTCCTCCTGTTTTTGCGCCTGCTTTGCCCAGCATACTCATGATTCCAGGTCCACCAAAATATGCACCCGCACCAAGTAAAGCTGCTTTTCCTACAGGACTTTTAACTATGTTTTTAAATGTTTTATCTAACCAGCCCATATTATACTAATGTTGGATAACGCAGTTGTAAATCGTTTAGATACATTTCTGCTTCATCTTCGTTGCCTGCATCAAGCGCATCTTGATATAATTGAATTAAATTTTGTGGTGAATAACTGTCAGCTTCTGACATATCAAATTCACTCATCTGTTCTGCTGGAATATCACCTGCTGCCATGTTCATAATTGGATCTTGATATATATCATCTGGTGAAAGATAATCTCCAAGACCTTTAGCTATTCCTCCTCCTGGCAAAAATGGTAATAGTTTATCCCACCAACTAGAATCATCTTCCGGTGCGGATAGAATTTCTTCTGGTGCACGGTCCATGCCTATATTTTCTGGTGGTAATGCTGGAGTATAACCTGCACGATCTATACCAATATTTTCTGGTGGTAATGCTGGATCTGCACCTGCACGTTGAAATCCTAAGTCATAAGGTAACGCTTGTTCTGCGCCTGCACGTTGAAATCCTAAGTCATAAGGTAACGCTTGTTCTGCACCTGCACGTTGAAATCCTAAGTCATAAGGTAACGCTAATTCTGGATCAAGATTTTGTCCATAACCGGTAGCTATTTCTTGTGGGCTACGAACTGAATATCCTAAATCTCTAAACACACCTTTATTTGGTGTTGTCTTACTTAAGTCTTGCGTGTAAGGATTATCTCTTCCATACATTTCCATCATATTAGCAACAAAACTATTTTCTTCATCTTCTATTTGTTCTCTTTTAGATTTAAACATATCAGGATCCCAGTTAGGTAGTTCAGATAAATTATATCCGTACTCATCAACTGGTGAATCAACTGGAGTACCTAAATTAGACATCCAACCTATCATATTTCTAAAATCTCCTAAATTATCCCAGTTAGTAAGACCTCCGTAATCTCCTTGTAGTCTTTCTACATATGTTCTTGCTCCACCAGGAAAAGAATCTAAACCTTTTTGGTTTTCAATGATATTAGGATTAACATAATAACCATCATTAATCCATGGTCCTATTTGTCGAGCTCCTCCTTGCGGATTCATCATTTGACCGTAGCCATAATCTATTCTATCTGCTGCTTGAGGAGTTCTTGTAACATAATGTCTGTCCACACCTTCGTAATTAACTTGTGGTTCAAATCTTGGGCTAAAACTTTGTCCTAAACTGGTTATACCAGCTTGCTTCATGTAGCCAGCAGCTTCTTGCCAAGGATTCATAGCCATTATGAACTTCCTCCTAATATATCAGGTAATTTATTTACGCTTATTGCCACGTCTCTTTTTATATCCTCTTGTTTTGTATCTGTTGCAGGGTTAATGACATCGGCTTCTGCTTCTGATTCACTGGCATAAACCTTCCCTGTAGTGGCGTGCTTGATTGTAGATTTAGTTTCCACATCTGGTATTGAAGTTGTCTTCTTTCCAGCTAGCACGGTAGTATCTTCATTTATAGCCATTTTTTCCTCTCATTGCAATAATTAACTTATCTCTAACACACTTAGAATTACATGTAAATCCCCACCATTTTCCGCTTGTACCTTGATAGCCTCAGATTCCTTGAGAACTACAGGTGATGTGGAAAAAGAATAGCTATTAAATAACTCCTCAGATGTGCCTTTTTGTATGTTTCTATTAGTTTCTAACGTATAACTTACACTGCTAGAATCTACTATAAATGTCCTAATTTTACAATCAGTTTGTTCATCAGTATTCGTCACACGTAGTGATTTAATAATAGATGTTGTAGCTGATCCTACAGTATATAGTGTAGTAAGCTCACTAGTAGTTAAAACAGCCTTATAATTTGTATACGTATTAGCCATCTATTCTAAAAACCATGCTACAGCTTCATTATCATTTCTAAGTGGTTCTGAAGTGTATGTATTATTTAAAGCAAAAATTAATTGTTCTAGTGTTTGAATCATTTGTGCCATTTGTGATTGATCATATTCTGGTGTTGCTTGTGGTAATAGAGGTACTGTTATTTTAGC